TCTTTGATTACATCTGTCATGATTCATAAACTCTTCTAAATCTTGCAGTACACCCATAAAAATCACCATACGTATACACTTGACTCCAATTTTCACAAATAACTTGTATAGTCGTTTCTCCGCTATTATTTGAGTCTGGGATTGTAAAATCAAATTTAGTTACTCCACCTTTACTTACAAAAAATGCAGTAATATCATCTATCTCTTCCTTTGTTCGATTGTTAAATGATACGCTAAAAGATTGCTCTAAAGAATTTATTCCATCTGTAATTCTTTGTTGGTAACCATCACCAAACTGTGCCACAAAACGTCTTGGTGTTGATTGATAGCTAAATCCTTTATCAGGGCGTCTAACTGTGCTTGTTAAATCTGTAAATCCTATCGCCATTATGAGGGTCCTCCGATCGGACTAAGTAATCCGCCTGGTCTTTGTTGTTTTAACATCTCTTCTTGAACTGCAGCAGAAACTGCTTTTCCAAGATCTTGAGCTCGTTGTCCACCATTTGATGTCATATTTGAAGTTGTTTGTCCATCTCCAGAAATATTTACATTTACAATGGTGCTTCCACCTACTCCGCCTCTCATCTCAACAGGTATGCTTCTACCGTCAGGCAGAGGTACGATTGCTTCATTATGTTTTCCTTCACCTACTAAATAAGTGGGCTCAGTTGCAATTCCTCCTCCACGATAGCCTTTTGGTCTAATTCCTCCTCCTGCCATTGGAATTATCCCACCTCTTGCAAATGGTATTGGAAATCCAAAAGCCATAGCAGCAGATTCAATTGCTTTCATTGCTATAAGTTTTGCAATAATTTGTGCGATTGCTTGAAGCACTGCTTTTGCCATATCTAAGAAACCCTCTTTCATTGATTTTGTTCCATCAATTACTCCTACGATTGCATTAGATAGTCCCTGTTCAATATTTACAGCCGCTGCTGCTCCTATCTGCTGTAAAGGATCAATAGCTTTTTTTGCTTCTTCATTCGATTGCGTCATAAGTGCTATTTCGGTTTCTAAAGCTAGCTTTTTAATATTAAATTGCTCTTGTTCTGCTTGACTCATGGAGGTGCTTTGCTGATCTATCAATTTATTTAATTCTAATTTTTTCTTTCCAATACTAACTTCTGCTTGTTCAATTTTAAATTTTGCAGACATTCTTTTACCTGCCATAGTACCACCAATAATACTACTTCCAAAGGCTTGTGCTTGACTTTTTAATTCATTTTCTCTAGCAAGTAGTTTTTCTTGACCATCTATAAACGCTTGTTGGGCTTTCTGAAGTCTTACAAGTTTAGCTAATTCTTCTGCTCCTGTAAACTGTGTAGAAGACGTTCCTTGAGCTGCTTGAGAGGCTCGTTCTTCTTGTAGTAGCTTAATTCTCTCCTTAAGTTGCATATTTAACTGTTGTGCTGCACTTGCTCTTCCTATCGTTCCATCGTTTAGGGTTTTGTTAAATTTTTCTTGACTTGCATCAAGTTGCTTAGTTGCATTTGTCCCTGTGATTAGGGTTGCTATAAAGTCATCCTGTATTTTACTGACAGGTATGCCTGCTCTAATTCTATCCCCTATACCTCTAAGTCTTCCCATGCCATCACTTTCAGATATAGCGTCCATTCTGTCTGCAAGGTCGCTTCTTCCTTTTAACGCTGCATTCAATATGCTTTCTTCTGCTTTAAACGCTCCAGTCTTTGATATAGTGTCACCTGTAATCTTAAAAGCTGTACCATCCTTAATCATTTTAGCCATTTTAGCTTCTTGTTCGGTAATAGTTGTATTAAAAGTAGCTAAGTTTTCCATGCCTGCACTTGCAACCATTTGTCCTCCAGTTTTTGCAATCATTCCTATTGCAGGGTTCTCATCTTCTAACATAAGTTTTCTTGCTTTTAACATTCTTTCAATTTCATCATTTAAATTTGATTGCACATCTGCTAGTCTTTGAACCTCATGCCTTGCAGTATCTGCAGAATCGCCATATAATCCAAAAAAGCTTCCTGCTTGTTTTAAAATATCAATTAATAAAAATCCAACACTAATCCAACCAATAGCTCCGAGGGCTTTATTAGCCGCACTTACAACTGCAGTTTGTGCTCTTTTAATCCCAAGCATAGCTTTTTCCCAAGTAACTTGAATTTTTGCACTTGTAGCTTGCCAATTAAACTGTAGTTTCTTTGTTCCTGCAGCAACTTTTGACACCATTACTTTATGTTCTGCTGCCATTGCGTCTAAAGTAGCTTTCCAGTTATTACGAATTTGTGCGTCCATATTTTTAAAGATTCCAACTTCTCTTGTTAATTGTGATCTTAAGTTACCAAGTTGTCTTCCTGTTAATTTTCCACCACCTTGTAGCGCTGCAAGACCTGATCCTGCTCTTCCGGGTGCAACACCCATAGAAAGTGCTTGAGCTTGTTGTAAACTTTTTGCATAACCTTTGGCTGCTTGAGCCTGCCCTCGAGTTGTTACTTCCGCAAAAGCAGCAGCTTTAGCTCGAGCTTCATCTAGTTTCATGTTATGTCGAGATATTGCTCGTACAGACTTTTGTTCAAATTCTTCAAAACTAGGAATAATAGTTGATATGATTGGAGTAGCTATAAGTGCAAGAGCTCCTGCAGCTGCAAGAAGGTTCTCACTAAAGAATGTAGCTAAGGCACTTGCAGGGCCTGCTATAAATAGTTTGAATGAGTTCTGTAAGTCATCAAAAGATTTTGCCATTTGGTTTATCTTGTTGACTTCAGGATCCATTAGTTCTGCAATTATACCAAACTTTGACTCAGCTTGCTCAAGTACATCATTTGTAATCGCTTGTGATTTTTCAAACTGACTTAGTTCGTTTTTGCTTTTATTTATTTGAGTTGCATATTTTTCAAGAGCAGTATCTAGTCTAAGTATTATACCTAATTCATCTAAGAGTTCTGGTTCTGCTTTTGTTGTACCTCTTATCAATCTATTGAAAGAATCTGTAACATCTCTTCCTAAAGCAATAGAAGCGAGTTTTGCAGCCTCACCTAACCTAAATAACTGATCTGCTTGTAAGCCTGCCGCTGTTCCGATAGCAGCAGCTTGTGCAGCATCTTGATATCGAATTTGCCCATCAGTTGCATCTTGTATTGTTTTTGTTAAAGTTTGATAAGCAACTCCTGTTACAGCTGCATACTGCTTTTGACCTTCAATTAAGATTTTAAAATCTGCAGCTTGTTGTAGAAAACGGAAAGCAGCACTTAACGCAAATACGTTTGCTGCTAATGTAGCATAGGCAGGAACTAACCCTCCGGTTAATCCCTGAGACATTTTTGAAAAGTTTTTAGTAGTGTTAGATGACTGATTAGAAATACCTTTCATTGCACGATCAGCACTATGTGTCTGATCAGTCATTCCTTTTAGGTTTTTTCCTGCCTGTTTAGCTTTTCGCCCAGTTTCTTTTAGACTACCATCATCGGTAACCTTAACACCTACTTTAGTTTCATTTTTTGCCATTACCTTTTTATTGCTGTGCTTGGAGCTTGAATCTTACGCTCTCGTGCTTTCCTTTCTTTATCTGCTTGTGCATTTATTTTTTTCGTATTATAGTACTCTACAAATTTTAGATAGATTATTAAGTCTTTTGGATGAGCGACTTCGTGTATTTTAAATAGTAATTCCAAAGAGCTCCAATCCTTTCCTAAGTGCGTACCATTCATACCGTCCCATCTATCTGGTAGTAAGTTATGAATAAATATCGCTTGTTGCACTTCAAATGGAAAATGATATATTTGCAATGGTGCTTTAGAAGGATCAGGTTCTCTACCTAAGCGTTCCATTACTAATACATATTCATCATAACTTCTAAACTGAGAGTTTATATTATAATATTGTTCAAGTAGCCGATCAATTTCAGCTACTTGCTCTTGGTAAAATTTTCGAGATCACCTACTGTCTCAGTAACCCAAGTATCAAAATCACTTGAATTTTTCATCATTATCTCTGCATTTTCGGAAGTAAATGGTAGTTCATCTTCTAAATCTATAGAGTCAGTATCAATTAAAATAAGCTGTCTAAGGTAGTCATATTTTAATCCTTTCCAACCTTTGATTACTGCCGCGACATACTCAACTAAGAAAGTATCTTCATCAAGAGTCTCTTCGAAGGCACGAGTTTTCTTATTAAATTTTTGTTTTAAGCACTTACCTCTCAGTTTTAGTAGCTCTTCTCTTGCAAGATAACAAAGATCAACAACAAATCCGTCCATTCCAGGAAAATCAATAGATACCGTTTTACTTGCTGTCATTAATGTTGATAATGATACAGGTGGTTTTTTTGTTTGTTCGTTCATGCTGGTTCCTATTATAAGGGTTAATAAAAGTATCAGGGCGGCGGGTAACCGCCCAGATACACTAGTTTACGCGTTAACGTCTTTACCTACAAATTGAAATACTGAGATTTCATCTGTTGAGTCAAAGTCGCTTGGTAACGCATGGAAATTAGTTTCCAATGAAATTACCTCATCAATTGAATGAGTAGGTATCTCTAAGTGTGCAGTAGGCATTGTAATAATACAATGTGGAGTACCGCTTCCACCAATATCAAAAGTCAAACTAAATGAATTTTGAATATCAGAAGTTGCTTCTACGATATCTTCGTAGAACTCTGCACTTGAAGTACTACTAGCATTGTCAAGGTAACAAGTAAAGTTACCATTAATACTCTTAGTGCCTGTAACATGACCTAAAGGTTGATTTACTACTCCTAGAGTTTCTGGTGTTAGATAAGTTAGATTATTACCCCATGAGATGTTTCCACCTGTAAGAGTACTTGTATAAGTTACTGAACTTCCAGAAGGATCTCCTGTAATTGTTAAATCAGATATTCTATTACGAATAAATCCTGAAGTATTTGTTACACCTTCATTAATAAATGCATCTGATGATGATAAATTAAGGGTTGCTTCTTCTGTAATTAACTTTCCGTTTCCAGACCAGTTTACAGTAGCAATTCCATCTAAATCAAAATCAAATGATGCTTCTCCAACCGAACAGTCAGTGATTTTATAAATCATCTGATTTGCGGTAGCAGCTCCTGTTGTAAAGTTATAATCAGTAGCTGCTTGAGATGCTCCCATTACAAAGAATAAGTCAAAAACACCAACAGTTGCTTTATTTGCTCCTGTTTGAACTATGTCTAGATTAGTTGTATCAGACGTTATGCCTGCATTTACAGTTTGTCCAAAAAACATAGCCCATAATGCTTCTGTTACTTCACAATGTGCTCCATCAGTAGCACTTCCTTTTCCTGAAGTACCTTTAGTACCTCCTGCAGAAGTGTAAGGCATCATGTAAGTAGAGAAACTCCACTCAACTGGTGCGTAAGAGTCGTTAAACATTGCACGACCTCTTCTACTTGCTCCTGATGTACTTTGTGCTTCATTCAAAGTAATTTCACTAGTATTTGTTGCTTGAGAAAACGAAAACCCATCTAATACAGGAATATCATAGAACATACTTTTTGTAGCTGCAGATGACTGCGGCATATGTGCTATGACTTTCGTATCTCGAGAAAAATACAATTTACTTGCCATTATAGTCTCCTATGTGGCTTGAAAAGCGAATACGTTTGCTTTTGCTAAAGTACTCGGTTTTCTAATAACGCACCTCTATTATCATTTCGCCAATGCCGAGAGGTGCAAGCACTCCTTCGTCAGTATCTATAGATATGACTGTGATTTGCGCGACACTAGCTGTTCCATATGAGTCTGTATAAGATATTTGATTATTGTTATCTATTACAAACTCTACATCTTCGAGTAGTAAGCAAAGAGCTTCCGTTGGATCCTCTTGGTTTACATAACATCGAATTGTAATTGTTAAAAATCTCCACCTCTGTCCACCACCAAAGTACTCTCTTGTTTCAGTACCTGCGGACATATGTATAGCAGGATAAGTTTGTATTTCATCCCAAAATTTCATCTGAGGAAATACTTGATTTGAGATATTAGTACGAAAATCGCCTGTCCCATTTATATCTTTTAGTTTTACAACTAAAGCATCTAATATTTGTGATCTTCTTGTTGATATACTTCTTGCCATTATACTCTCTTAGTTCTAACTAATCCAAACTTACTGCCCATTATCGATTGAGCTATTTCTCTAATTGTTGAACCTATAATTCTTTTTGGGTCTCTTCCAAATGATGCTAATTCATTACCAAATTCAGGTTCAAATACTTGATAAGGATCTTTTTGGTAGCTATATTGAATTTCAACAGATTTAGGTAGTATAGCAACATTTGTTACTTCTGCACTTGACGCAAATCTACCTGTTCTATTTTCTAGTCTACGAGGGTAAGGCCCCATGTTTTTCTTTACTTGAGCCCCTAAAGTTTTATTTAATAATGCAGTTAATCCTACAGGACTAGTTACTTGTCGTTGTTGACTTCTAGTTGCCGCTGCCGATCCTGCTCTTGCAACTGCTCCACCTTTTAATTTTGCGTTTCTACTACCTTTTGTAGCTTTTCTTTCTACTTTCTTTTTACCCGTTCTTCCTTTTATTGTTCGTTTCCGTGTTCCACCTTTTGCTTTTTCAGAAGTAGTTGTAACTTTTTTTGCTCCTTTACTTTTTGATACTTCATTGCCTAATGCATTTACAATGGTTTCGGCTGCTAATTTACGTGTTCTATTTCTAGGAGAGGGTGATCCCTTTAAATCAGGGTACATACCTATATTTGCTTTAATATATGCTTTAACTTGTCTTTCTGTTTCTTGTCTAGCCTGAGTGATTAGCTTTTTCATTTCTAGCCCTACTCTGAGCTTAGCTTGACCACTTCTATCGTATGGATTCATTATATTAGCAGAAGTTTTACCGTAGACTATTCTATACATGTACTCATCATCTAACTCTGCAGGTACTGTTACTGCTCTATTAGGTCTTTGTGTGTTTTGTGTTACACCCCAAAGAAGAGAGTAATTCTCATTTATAACATCCATCATATTCCACCAAAAAATATCAGAATAACTGGCTACTATACTTGGGTCAAACGCATCTAATTCTACTGTCGCTAAGTCTTTATCAACTTTACTAGTTCTAATTTGTGCCTCATTTGTTATAGCTCCTGTAGCATATGTTGTTTTAGGGTCAGATCCAAGTGTACCGCCATGATGTCCTGTAGCGAATCCTTTTGCGTTTAATTCTGGAAATCCATTTTTTCCAAATGCTTTTCGAAGTTTTTTATTAACAAATCTTTCCATTGTATCTCGAGCACCATCTACATCCTTTGTAAGTATGTTTCTCCACGCGCTACTTTCAAAAGTTAGTTTATGACCAGTTAAGTAAATAACTAAACCTCCTTTGAAAGTTGATACATGAACATTTTTCCATGCTTGTACTTTACGTCTACCTCTTAAAGTCTCTCTAGCTGTTCGTACAAATACTTTTGCACCTTGTTTAAAAATTGGAAATAGAGGAGAGTTGCTTGTAAGATTAGGAAATCCTGACTGTTTTTTATAATGTTCAAATATAGCGTCAGTAAGATCTGTTGTATGTAAAACTACTTCATTACAGTAAAGTCTTGCTAGTTTTTTACGAGCAGCACTTTGTTTTTTCTTCGTAGTACCAATTAACTTTTGTATTTCTGTTTGTAAGCTTTCTCTAGCCATTATACTACATCTATAATTTTATAAAGATCTAGTACCCTTTTAATATGATCTGGAAACCCTATATCATTTCTAATTGAAGTACTGCCTTCATTTCTTAGGGTGGTTCCAGCAATTGAACGTTGTGTTTTGTATTCTTCTTTTAGGTAATAAGTAATTAAGTCATAAACTGCTAACTTCAAATCAGCGGGCACAGCAGCATATCCTGCATTGTACACCACTTGTACTGATCCAAACCCTTGCGGCCAATAATCGACCCCTCTATCTCCATCTATTCTTCTGATGCGATCATGTTCTATATCTATATAATAATCGACATTCTCAGTTAGAGTGGTAAAGCTGCTAGCTATAGAGAGTCTTTCCTTTACCGAAGAAACACTTACGAGTGGAGATTCTGTGAGAAAAATCTCCGAAGTGAGTTGATCCTCTATATCGAAAGTTTCCAGTTTAGTAGCTGAATAGAAATCAATTATAGAGTGTCCACAATATGTTTTAACCATTTGACTTATAGAGGCAACTAAGGTATCGATTTTAGCATCGTCCTTATTGTGATCCATCTGTTTGTAGTCTTTGTACTGTTTAGTAGTAATTAGATTTGCCATTTTGTGTCCTTAAAAGGTGAAACTTGGAGGAGCCTTTACTCCCCCAAGTCACCCAGCATATTTCTTCATATCCGCGTAGCGCGGTATGTATTATTAAGAAGCTTTATACATTAGTCCCCACTTAGAAGTAGCACCATCAATTAGATCGATGAAACCAAGTCTTTGTGAAGCCACTAGTACTCTTCTTTGTTCTGCCACTTGATAGTCTGACTCAACAGTCACACCACGAAGTCTTGGCACCACATAGTTTCTAGGATATACTGCAATCGCGTGGAATTTAGATACAGCAGGCGTTGCGAACTCGTCACAAACGATTACTCTAGATCCAAATACCGTTCCGATTTCTCCAGAAAGCTTAGTAGCCATATCGCCCACTAAGTTTACATCTTGGAACTCAGCATCTTCTAGAAGTTGATAGTATCCTGTTTGTGATACTACATAAATTACTTCTTCTGGCTTTAAGCCGTATTTGCCCATATTCTTTCTAGCAGCTAAAAGTTGTAGTGCTGTTAGAGAGTCAGAAGCAAATGCTGTTGAAGATTGTGTAAAGTCCGAATCATTTCTTGACAAGTGCAAGAGTCCTTCGAACGTTGCTCCACTTGTGCCGTATACGCCATCAGCGTCATCACCAGCAAGTAAAGCATTTTCCACGCCTCTAGCGTGTGATCTAATCATTGATTCACGAATTAGAGGAAGAATTGGTAGAATCGCATCTTCTTCTGTCTCGTTTCCTAAGAATGATTGAGAGATCAGTTTTTTGGTTGTAAGGGTTCTTTCAGTCATTACGATACCCGCACCATTTGAAGGATCATAAGCATCTCCTCTTGGGTCTAAGTTACCATGAGGCGCTGATCCTGATGCTGTTTGGTTGCTTGTAAATTCAGCATAACCAGCATCTGGTAGGATTGGTAATATCTGAGTTGCAGAAGTCATAGCTATTTCTCTAAATAGAGGAGCTAATACTAGTTCGTTTTGAATATCTCTTTCAATGTTAGTTGAAACAGTTTGCTCAAAATCTGCAGAGGATACATCAATACCTGAATGACCATTGACTTTTTCCATAGTCTCCTGTCCAAATTTAGTATTTAGTCCTTTACCAGTAGCTTTACCTAGTAGCCATACATCTTCCAAATCTGAGGCATAGGCTTCTAAACCGCCGCCTTTTTGTCTTTCACCAAAGATTCTTTTAGACTCTCTGATTTGTGCGATTTCTTCAGATTTTTCTTGTAGCTCAGCTTTCAGGCTTTCTACTACTTCTTCAACGTTAGAATATTGACTATCGATACGCTTCTCTAAATCAGAAACTAGTGTTTCTGCTCCAGATGTTCCAGCTTCGATAATAGCTGTTACTTCAGCTTTCTTTTCTTCGAGTTTTGCATCTTCTATTGCTTTCTCTTCGGCTGCCTTCTCTGCAACTGCTTTTTCTTCAGCTTCAGCGGAAGCTTTTGCTTCGGCTTGTTGCATCGCGATGGCTGCCGTAGTTTCTTTAGCAACTGTTTTTGCAAACTCTTCAAGATTAAAGTCTTTATTTTCTGACATTTTATTTTCCTTGAAGACAGACATTTTGTCTGTATCTTGAGGCTTTTTAGCCTCGGTTGGTTTGACAAATTGCTTTTTCCACTCAGAGTATTCCTCTTGAGTATCAAAAGACTTCGCCACAGAGAAGGTGGCTGATTGATTAGCGGGTACGGATACCACGCTTACTTCAAACAACTCCGCATCTTTAATCAAGTATCCATCGCCTTCTTCCATATAATCTGCGTCTTTGACGCGGAAGCCGACACTGAATGCTCTTAGAATACCCTCTTTCACTAAATTGGTTACATCACCAGCACTTTTTGACAGGTTTGCTGTAATCTTTAGTCCCTTTTCGTCAGTCTCTAATGAGGTGGCTCTGCCGATAGGTTTATTGTAGTCATGATTAAAAAGAATGATTGGATTATTTGTAAAATTATCTAATCCTCCTTTCTCCCACGACTCTTTCATAATAACATCTCCTGCACGATCTGTGTCGTTAGTGCTGGCATATCCTTTGATATTAACACTTCCATCTTCGTTGGGTTCAACGGATTTGAAAGTTGATGTTAAATTAAAAATCTTTTGCATAATTATTTCCCCTTTGTTGCCTTAGGCTTTGTAGCAGCCTTAGTAGCTTTTTTAGGTGCAGGCTTTGGTGCTTCCTCCACTACAGGAGTATTCATCTTAGCCCATTCCTCAGGATAATTAGTTTTTATCATTGAAGCTACTCGCGACCAAGATCCAAAAGGCCTTTTAGCGATTACAAATCTCATTGGAGCATCTTCTGCAGCTTTGTACTCTGCAGCCGATAAAAACTTACCTTTTTCAGCAAAATAATCAGCTAGTTGTTTTAATAATTGTTTTTTATTCGCCATTATCTTCCTCTTGTTCAGGTCTTCCACCTACTGATGGATTCGCTGCTGAGCCTGCTATATTAGCAGGCACTCTTAAGTCGTCATGCCCTTCTAACGGCTTCATTCTCATTGCATCTCTGACTTCGTTAGGTGTCATAATACCAGTATTAACTAAAGTACTGTAATATGCCGCCTGGTCTTTCAGTTCGGGCTGAAGAGCAGGTATATTGCTCACATCTTCTGAAAGGTCAAAACCAAAGAAGCGTTCAAATGCAAAGTTAATCTTTCTTACAATAGGTAGTACTGTTTCTAAGTAGTACAACCTATGATTAGGTCTAATATTTGCATTGTTCCCACTATCCAATAGCAATGGTGGTACACCTATTGCTTGTAGTATAATCTTTTCATTTGCCTCAATAGCTGCTTGGAAGTCTAGGTCTTTGAAGTTTACCTCCGTCAAGTTATCTATTTCTAAACCACCATCTAGTATCAATGGTCGTCTCCCTCCTGTGCTCGGGTTGTAACGGGCTCTCCAAGCAGCTAGCATACGTTCTTTTATTTTTTCGCTTAGTGTATTAGGACTTTTAAGTACTAGTCCTGGCACTGCTCCATTCTTAAAAAAGTTATCTTGAAAGTTTCTCATACTAGATAAAAGTTGCATAGTTCTAAATGCAGGCTTTAATCTTGGAACTCCTCTATATATTGAATTAAATGAGTTCTCTTTAATATGGATTATCTCAGTTGGAGTATAATCTATCATTCCGTCATACGTATACTTGCTTATGTACGTTTTTTCATCTGTTTCTATATTTACATTTTCAGCAGGCAAATGATACATGCCTTGTCCATCAAAGTAAATAAATATATTACCATCAATCAGTAAATCAATTATCAGATTTCTTTTAAAAGTATTTACATCTTGAAATGGGTTTGGTTGTACATTAAGTAAGTTATTAACAGTAACTTTTCTAATATTTTTAAATACAGGATTTAGACCAGGTATTTTTGGTCCAACATCGCTTGGTATCTCTGCGACATCATCTACTACAATGTTTACTGCACGATTTACAACTTCTAGTTTTTCATAAGCATCACGATATCTAGTAACGACTTCTCTAGACTCTATAGTTAAACCCTCCTCTCTACCGATTAGGTATTGAGCAGGATTATGTTTTTCGTCATCGCTGTAGATATTTGTTTGTCTACCTAGTATTCTGTCATACCATGCCATATTTTTCTCTTTGTTTTAATACCCAACGCTTTTGTTTTTGGGCTGTGAATAGTTTGGGTCGTTTTCCATAAATGGAATGTAATCTTAAATGGTGATCATGACAAAGAGTTACAGCCTCTTCGTATAGTTCTGAAATATGCTCCTGTATAAACGTATCTCTAACTTCCATTATTTCTTCAGCGCTATCAATATTTAATTTATTCTCTCTTAACCACTTCTCTAACAGTTCCGTCATTCCGTAGAAGTGATGAAAGTCCAGATTTTCCTTACTTCCGCAAATGAGACATTCCGTTCCCTTGTCGTATTTTGACTTTGCTTTGTCTCTAACGTATTTGACTAAGTCTCGCTTAAGATTCATTTATTTTTCTCTTATCTTGTATTATACTAAAATACCACGAAAAAGTCAAGAAACATTTTTTCGTAGGTGTGGTTAATTTAAAAAGTTGTTGCTGATGTCTCAAAAGTATACAGCGCATATCTGAGAGCATCTGACATATGAGAGAATCTATCATGTCGTGGCTTTTCTTTCATAAGATTAGGATTTGGATCCCACTGATATTGGTCTAAACATTCAAGAGTGTGAAAGCATCTTTGATCAACTATAAGTTTATTATTATCTACTATACTTGCAACTTCTCCAATACCATCAAGCACAGACTTCTTAGCATTAATAGTAGTTACATCATAGTTTTGTGCAAAGTCAAATCTAGTCTGTTGAGCTGCTGAGTCTATGTAAATCCAATCAATACTATACTTTTCTTGTAGTGCTTTTATTTGCATAGCATGTTGCTCAGTCGTTCGTTCTGCATCTAAATATTCATCTAGTACATAGAAGTTGCCTGAGTCCCAATCGTATGCTATGACACATAATGCTGTAGGATCTTTGTAACCTACGTCAAGTCCTGCGATAACATCCATTTGACTTGTATCAAGTTCACTCAAATCTGCAATACAGTTTTCATGATCAAAAGCCCATATCTGACCTTCATAAGTATTAAAGTCAGCCATATATTCTTGAGCGAACTCTGCTCCTGACATAGACCTTCTTGCCTCTACAATATCTTCCTCACTAAAGCGTGGATTTTCGTGATAGGTTGCTCGGATCGAGCACCACTCTTGAAACTCGTCTGAGAATCCACGATAAAAGAAATCTGCAAACCAGTTATTTCTACCACGAGGTGTAGAGATAAATATTGCTTTTGAGTTATCTTTGTCTAGTGTTGGACGAAGTGCGACATTAAAAGCATCTCTGCCATCTACTAAAGCTGCCTCATCAAAAATGATTAAGTCATATGATCTACCTACACATGAATCTACTTGATTAATAGACCCCATACGAATTGTAGAACCATTTGATATTTCTATCACTCTATCTTTTGCATTATCTTTTGTTACTTCTAAATCGAAGTGTCGTATAAGTTGCCTTTGTAAGTCAAAAGATATTTGAGAGAGTGAGTAGTTAGGCGACATAATTAATATGTGCGTATTTGGAACAAGCGCTGTAAGCTGTCCAATTATATTTGATATGTAAGTTTTTCCTTGTCGTCTTGATACTGCACCACAGACAAAACGATACTTAGGATTATTGATTGCATTGATGATTGCTATTTGAGATGCAATAGGAGTAACTCCCAATAGTTCCATATATGGTTCTATTGGAAGTTTGATAAACCTATCTTCTGATTGATAAGAGGTTAGTTCCCTTCCCTCTATGTCTTTGCGACTGATTTCTAGTGTCAATGTTTCGTTATATTGTCTATTGAATGAATGATTTGATGGGATTGAGCAAGATGGTATAGATATAGGAATCCTCCACACAATGCAGAGATCTGCAAGTTTTCTTCGGTGAGTTGACCTGTCTTAGAAGCCTCTTTGTCTACTTTATCTAATACTGCTGTTGCTGACTCTGAAAGATTTTCAAGCCAACTCTCATCCAAATATCTTAAATCTATATCTTCTACCATTTTACTCTGTTTGCCCAATATGCTGCGGACATTTTTCCTTTTCTTATATTTCTACGATGTCTTGCTTTGAATGATGCTCTTTTACGCTTCATTCTTTCAGACTCCCCTTTCTTCGGTTTACCCGCTGTTTTTGCTCCCTGTTGCCCAAATCGAATAGTTTTTATTTTGTTTCCGACTTTTGCAACAACAATGTGCGACTTTTTAGGGTGACCTGGAGTTCTTTTAGGTTTATTATATCCTGATACACCTGCCCTTTTAAGTCTTGAATCTCTTTTTCTTCGTTTTCTTGGCATTTCTAGCTCTCCTTAACCCTGCTTTGGCTGATTTGAATACTTTAGCTACACTTTTCTTACCCATTACTTTTGCTCTTTGTTCTCCTACAGTTAGTATTTGAATTTTTCTAGCATAAGATTTACGAACTCTTTTTACTTTTCGTACAGTTGCTCTTGCATTTTTTACAGTAGCAAACTTTATTCTAACAGTATCTTTTGGGTTTTCGTCAGTATAAAGTCTCCTTCCAGAGTTCTTAGGCTTTTTACCTGTTCCTTTTTTTGGATCTCGCTTTTTTCTTCTTACCATAACCTGATGCGTATATCGCTCTGCCTTGACGCTCAGCGTCTTTTTTGTTTTTGTAAATCTTACCTGATTTACCCCAACGATAGCCGCCTTTAACCTTTCTTACGGGCACGACGCTTCTTTCTTTTCATACCTTTCTTTTTAGTGCCATTCTTTTTGCCGTTTTTCTTTTGTTTAGCCAGAATAGCTTTTTGTAAAGCCATTGGTAATTTCTTTTGCTTTGCTGTTAAAGCCATATTTATCTCCCTCTACGACGAGTCCTACGTCTACGTCGTCCTTTTCTAGCAACAGTTTTTACGTAAGTGGGCTTACCACCTACTCCCTGTCTCTTAGATCTTTTTCGTCTTACAGCTGACTTAATCTGTGATTTACTCATGCGTGCAGCTTTTGATGCAGGCACACACTTTGGATATCCTTTTCGACCTTTCTTGGCTTTTTTTCTTCCACATTTATGAAATCCACCACCTTTCTTTGGTCTACCAATATCAACCCAATTTTCGGAAAACCACTTTCCTAAGCCACCTCTACCTCTAGACATTATTTACCTACCTTTCTCTTCGCGGCTCTATGAGCTGCTCCAAAAGTTTTGCCTTCTCTCATAAGCCTTCTCATCATAGACATATGTCTTTTAGTATGATGTGCAGAGTGTCTACGTAGCGTAGCTTGTTGTCGCTTAGTAAGTTTTTTCATTTTTTTCTTTTTAGCCACGACGATATCTCCCTCCTCGCTTCTTGTATTCTCTTACAAGATATGCGTTTGCATAGGCACTGGGATAAACTGCAAACTTTCTTTTAGTTGCTGCTTTTACCCTTGCGTATAGCTTTTTATTAGTTGGAATGTTTCTAAGTTTTTTTGATTTAGTAGACTTACGTCTACGCTTTCTAACAGCCATGATGGCCTCTCATTCCTTTTCTTTTCTTTTTACCGTTCTTTTTCTTTTTCTTCTTTTTAGTCCCTCCATAGTGATATGGCATAACTAGCTCCTTTTACCCAGTCTCTGAGTCCTGGACTTAGTAAACCTTTGATACTTAGTCCTTCTTTTTGATAATCCCCTCGATTTTAAATACTTCTGATATGCTGATCTACCTCTGGCAGCTTTGCGAGTATTTCTTAAATTTTTTCGTACCACTATCCTTCGGTAAGAACTGCTGTACCTTTCACCTCTGCATTTGCAGCGAATACTTGGTCGGTAGATTTTTTCTTTATCACAACGGTTTCTCCGCCTGCTAAAGAAAGTGTTCCTAATGTGGCATCTGCGGCATTTGCAACTGTAACTAGTCTTACTGTAGTCCCTACATTTATCAATCTAACATCTGTAGATCCATCGAATGTAGATGCAGCACCAACACTAGTTCCGCAAGCAGCTTCTGTTCCGAGCACTCTTAAAGCTCCCATATTATTTCTCCTTATTTATCTTGTCCTCTGCAGAGGCTTTTGTTTTCTCTTCTGCGGCAATCATTTTATCATGGATATCTACAGTGCCGTCCCAGTTTTTATCTGAGCCGTTTATGATATTCCATATTTTCTTAAACCACTTACTCATGTTCCTCCAAAGCTTTTTCAGCTTCTTCTTTTGTTTTAAATTTATGCAACCTACCTGCTTTACAACGAAACTTCCATAGTCCTCTACTTTCGTAAATTTCTATGCCTGGTTTCTTGGGAGCTGTAGACTCCTTTGCGGGCGCTGCCATCTTGGTTTCATAATCAACCATCGCTACTCCTATAATTATCTTTTCGTCTATAATCAGCTAATGCTTGTTGTATAGACTCCTGTGCTAAAACGGAGCAATGTATCTTGATAGGTGGTAAGTCCAATATCTCAGCTATTTGTTTATTTGTGACGGCCTCCGCCTGTTCCAGTGTTTTGCCCCGTAGCATGTCTACTAACTCACTTGAGCTCGCTATTGCTGAGCCACAACCGTAAGTTTTAAACTTTACATCTTGTATAATATCCTTTTCTACTTGCAACTGTAAACGCATGACATCTCCACAAGCGGGAGCTCCAACCATCCCTGTTCCAACATTTGCATCATTTGGGTCAAAACGACCAACGCTATGTTTTTCGGGTTCTTTTAGTACATTTTCGAATCTTTCTACTACTCTTTTTGAATATGCCATGTTACGCCATTGTTACAAAGGTGAAGACAACAGTTGCTAAACCTATTATTCCGCCTCCTGCAGCTGAAAAGAGAATCATCTCTAATCTACTTATGGAATCTTCTACGTTATCAAATCGTTTAGCAGAGCGCTTCTCTATACCTTCTAACTGATTAAATACAGTTTTCCAGCGTTCAGCACAAATTGCTTCATGAGTTGATAGTCTAGTCTCTATATCTTCGTCCCTCTCCATTATTTATGTGTCTAGTTGCCTTGAATATTAAATTCATTTATAGGTATTTTATCAAAATATGAATGAAATGTCAAGAATTATTTTTTCGTATCTTATGATTTTTGCAACTTTCTTATTTTTACCCCAAAGTATGGTGCAAAAATCTTCACAGGCTCTTCTTTCCCTTTAACTTTTATTGTATCAAGCTGTTTACATTTCATTTCAGAGGGTAACTGAGTATAAGTGTGTTCTGATAAAAGTATTGGAGTGTCGTAGTGTCTAGTTTGTACTTCAAGTCTTGCTCCTAAATTAACAGCATCGCCAACTACAGAGTAGTCAAATCTAGATTCACTCCCCATATTTCCAACTATGCAAGGGCCAGTATTAATTCCTGAGCCTATTACTACAGGAGGCAGATTTAATCCTTTGTCTTTTAATTCCTGATTTAATTGTTCAGTAAGGATTTCTATTTCTATGGCAGATTTTAGTGCCATTTCTGCATGGTTTTCACATGGTAACGGTGCGTTCCAAAATGCCATGATACAGTCTCCCATATATTTATCAATAGTTCCTCCATTTTTCAGTATAACTTTTGTCATTCTGTCTAAAAATAAATTTATAAGCTCTACAAGTCCTTCTGGATCGTCTTTTCTCATGTAAGCTTCTGAAATTGGAGTAAATCCTACAATATCTGCAAATAAAAATGTCATTTCTTTACGATCGCCACCTAATTTCATAAGTGATGGATCTTTTACAAGCATTTCTACCATATCTGGAGATAGATAAGTGCCAAATTGACCTTTGATTTGTCGTCTAAGCAAGAATTGTTTTACAAAATTTCTAAAAGTAACAATAGACCAGTAAATAAGTAGTATTAAAATGACTCCACTTACGTCTATCAGTAGTCCTTGTTGAAAACCATACCATGCTCCATAACCTAAACCACCGATTGTAGCTATAAGTATAGGAACAGAAGCATAAATAGATGCGGCAGCAAAAGCTAGGATCAATATTCCTAGTGTACCAATGCCTAGCTCTGCCGCTCGAGACCATGATGGCTCAGAAGGACTATCACCCGCGATTAGTCCATGAAGAATATTTGCCTGAACCTCATGAGCATACATAGATCCATTTGGAGTAGGCACAGGATTTGCTACTCCTTCTGCTGTTACTCCAAATATTACAAAAGTTGCTCCCTGCAATGGGCTTCTTAAAAACTCTGCTGCTGTTTGTCTATAAAATTTAGTGTTCCACGTAGTCCAAACTCGTGCTCGAGGATCTGTTGTAATGAGTGGATACTCTGGTATTCTTAACCACTCAACTCCTGTTTCTTGAGTAGATAGTTGATAGCTAATGTTCCCGGTAGCTACTCTTAACATCTCAAGTGCAAATGCAGGATATATCTTATCGTCTACGTTTACGGCGAGAGGAACTCTTCTTACGACGCCGTCTACTTCTGGTGCGGTTGTTATTAATCCTACTCCTGCGGATTGTTCTGCTAGGGCGGGTAGTTGTCTTAAAATTCCTGGATACTGAAATAGCCATTCTCTTGGATTTTCTCCTAATGAGGCAGTACCTACATGAGGTCCGCCTTCCGTAGCTTGTGTTGAAGCTGTGTATGCTAAAATAGTTGGTGTAGTGCTAAGATCATAAGCGAATATATTATCTTCTCGATCTCCTCGTAAATCAGGATCTGGCATTAGTACTGTAATGCCTGGTATTGCATCTGTTCGTGTAATCAGTTTTCCATAGTAACTACGAGGAATAGGATATCCACCCACTGCTTTTACAAACTCTTCGTCAATATCTACAAGTACAATCATCTCATCTTGCACCTCTGGTTTTGTTGCCATAAGACTATCAAAAACTTTTAGTTCAAGTATTTGTAAAGGAATTGGATTCCATAGTAAAATACCTAATAGTCCTAAAGCTGCAAATATTCTTGTTTTCATATTCTAAAGTTGATTCGAAGTCCCAGCTCATGATTATTCTGAACTGTTTTTATATAAATACCGTTCATAATACTTAGAGCGGCTGTTCGGATTCTTGGGTTATCGTCTAATACTTTAAATGCCATGTAATTTATTCCTAGTTTCAAAACGACTACCGCTTCTTTAGTTGGATAGTTGCCAAGTATAGGATTTGATTCTATAGCTATATTATAGCTTGGATCTTTTTGTTTATCAATTAAATTAAAGGTTTGAAAAGTATCAACCACATTTAATGCAACATAAGATTTCCATAGACGCTGTTCAGTTTTGTCCCAGTCTTCAAATGCTGCAAAAACTAGCGTAGGTAGTGCTAGTAAAGTACATATTATATGTTTCATTTTTTTCTATTCCAAAGTCGTTCGTGCATATAGTATAAATACATTTTAGTTGCAATCTCAATACTTGCAATACCCCCTGCAAGTGTCCACTCTCCTGTAATTATCCAACTAATAACAAAAGTATCGGTTGTTGCTAAAATCCGCCAAGTTATAGTCTTAAAGACACTTCTCTTGCGGCTTTCTGCGAGAGTAGTCATTGCTGTGTAATTGTAATAGTCTTATTACAATTTGAGTTACAATTAAATGTAGCAGAGTATGTTTGTGCTGTAGATCCAAGTTGTGTTACATCTACATCATAGTTATCTGTGTAGAACTTCATAAGAGCAGTATGTGCACCTGCTCCTGATTGTGTTAAGTCTACATCATTGTTATCGGCATCTGAATAAAAGTATATATCTGCATCCTTATTTCCAGTGCCAGATTGAGTTACTGTAGTCGAGTTATTATCAGCATTCCCAACATTGTAAACATAAGTGTTATGTTGTCCAGTGCCAGACTGTGCGACTGTAACATCTGAATTGTCCGCGAAGGACAAAATTCTTGTGTATTTATTATTTCCTGTTTGTGTGATTGAGTAGTCATTATTGTCTCCTGATCCTAATTGTTCTGCAGTATTGTTATTTCCTGTGATACTAATACTTGAGGTATTATCGTCTTCATCCTGATCTAGCCATACAAAGTTATCATCTCCGTCTACACTTATAGTATAAGTGTTATCTGTATGATTTGACCATACAGTATAAAGTCGAATAGTATTGCTACTACCATCAACTGTTGAAGACCAAGTAGCGTTACTGCAGGTGTGGGCTGTATAAGTCGTGCCAGGAAAAGATCCACTATTATTAGTAGTAGGAGAGCCACAAAGTATATATGTAGCATTTCCACTACCAATCTGTTTTGTAGTGATACTAGTTCCCGACCCTTTATAAGTTATTTGCGTAAGATTATCCGCAAAACTAAGGTGACTGAAAAATAATAATAGTATTATCGCCCGCGCCATTTACTTTTATCTCCATAGGTATTCCTGCAGTATTTATAGATAAATAAGCTGCCGCTGTTTTATCTAGTGCAATATCAAAAGTATTTGTACCATAGTGTACAAAGTGAATATAGTCACCTTCTACAAAACTATAAGTTTGAAGTTGCGGATCGAATCCAGGTATAATACCTTCTAACTCTACACTATTTATAGTTCCTGTTGTACTTTCTTTCTTGCTTGCTGTTTCTACTACTGCGAGTAAATCAATTAAGAAATCAAAACTTAGTAAGTCAATGTCAAGTCTTGTTATTTCTTCTTCCTCTTCTAAGAAATCTCTGTCTAAATCTGGAGCATCCTCAAAGAAGTCTCGATCTAATTCTGTACGAGGTCCTTGCTGTTGCTCCTCTACTGCTTGTTCTATTTGTTCTGGTTGATTAATTATCAATAAGTTATTAATCAAGTTTAATGTTAGATTTCCTAGTATCACAGACTTTGTAGGCTGTGAATCCATAGTCTGCACCATAGTTGCTTGAAACGGTTGATTAAGTACTTCAACTCCTGCCCAAGTTTCTACAGTTATCTCTCCTGATGAAGTTCCATCTTCATTTGGTAAAAGTATAATTAAACTTCTACCAAGTTCATCTACTGTGGTTGTAAAGTCTGTACCACGTATGCCAATAGTCGCACTAGGTGTGCGAATAGTTATGTTCTTTTTATCTATCTTTCCGAGCTTGCCAGTTATAAATCTAGCAGTTCCTGATGCCATCTTTAGCGCCATCTTGCTTTTGCTCGGGTCTGGATCAAATATGTAATTATCTATAATTACTCTTGAATGTTCGGTAAGTTTTAAAACTGTACTATCTATAAACTCTACTGCGAGTCGTCCTTGTCCAGTTCTTACTTCATCAAATGAAAAAATATCTGAAGCTAATTCAGCCATGAAAGAGTCGGTCGAGTCCTTTCTCGATATCTCTCCATTACCCCTTAGCTCAGATATTTCTCCAATTTCTGTTGCGTTTAGTGTACCTACTAATAATATTAACAGCCAGAAGCGCATTGGTCTATATTGATTGAACTTCCAGACCCACCACTATTTTGTAACAATAAGTTTGCTACGTTTGTGCTAGCAGTATCGGTTTGGTCAATATCAATATCCATTGAACTTCCAGTTAAGTCTACTGTGATTTGATGGTCAGCACTTCCTGTCTGTGTAGTGTCAATATCATTACTGTTTCCAGTAATATCCCAGTTATTAATACAACCAACTACTTCACAAGTAGCATTTATATTATTACTCGCTCCACTAATTACAAAATCCTGATTACCACCTGTAGCAGTAGCCGCTGCACCTTGTGTCCAAACTAAAACATTACTGTCACCACCTGAAGCTGTGTAGTCAAAGTCTGAGTTTGCTACGTCGCCTGTGGCTCCAACTGCAAATGTAGCAGTAGCACTTGACCCTGTGTTTGAGTAAGTCCAGCTTGAGCTATTACCTTGTAGTATGCTCGCTATGATAGCATTTGATGAACCAATCTGGTCAATATCAACTGTCATAGATGTGCCACCAAGTACTGCTCTTGTTGCTGATGTACCCACGGTATTTGTTGCTCCAATCTGATCTATTGTAAGTGTGAGTCCTGTTCCTGTTTGAGTGATATAAATATCATTATTACCCGCATAGGCTGTTGATACAAGTAGTGCAATTACACTAATCAGTACCTTCTTCATTATTTTCTCCACGAAGTTTGCTATAGTCAAAGTCCCAAACTTCCTTTGCCAGTCCTTGCTGTACTAATCCGTAAACTGCTGCTTCTATAGCTGCTCGTACTGCATAGGTTACTGGTTCATTATCCGTGCTTCCAGATTCTACTTCAACGAGTTCAGTTCCTAATTCATAGAACTTGAAAACGTCTCCACCTTTTGCTGTGGATAATATAGTTTTTGTAGCTGTTACATTTAAGAGTACTTCGCCTGTCTGAACGAGTACAGCTCTAAGGACTACAGTTACTTTGTCCTCGCGGTATTGATTCTGCATACCTATTCCTAAGTATCGAGCACCACTTCCGCCTGTCTTTAAATTAGTGTCATATCCTATGACACCGCCCTCTAAGATCATACCTGCGTAGAGTAGAGGTTTTAAAATCGTTTTTGCATCTTTTCCACCATTATAACTTTCATAAGTATTTCGCACAAGTTGTCTTTCTTTTGTAAGAGCATCAAGCCCTGAGCGTTCGACAACTACAAACCAGTTTCCTCTTCCTGCATCTCTCAAAGCTTCGATAAGTATATGAATAGCTCCTTGAGTGACAGCAGTACTAAAACTAGATATCATATCACTTGGTTTTCTTTGTCCAGTTTCATCACCGAACTTATAGACAGCAACTACTGTTTTCTGATTTGGTAATGGTAAGTCTAACAGTTGTTGTGCTGCAGTAGGCTCTATAACAGGCCCTTGCTCACAAACAATACCCTTACTACATCCTGTGGCATGTTGAACTCCGATAGCAGCACAGCCGTTAAGAAATAGTAGTAAAACTAAGCTACGGAGTACAGTCAAGTAAACACCCTCCAAAGCTTCCAATAGGTATTTCGATTTCTGTAGTACTAATCAGTACTCCGTCTACATACTCTTCAATTATCAGAGTTATAGATACACCATTATTTACCCAAGTTAGTATATTTCCTTCTAAGTTAATTGATCCCATAGCCCACGACTCTGGATCATTTATATCAGGTCTTGCTCCTTCATAACTAAAGAGCGATTCTGCAATATCTTTTGCGAGTGTAGAATATATCCTACTCTCTAAGTTTCTTGTAAACTTTGCTAAAACTGTATTGTCTGCTTCTCGTTCTGCTTCATCGAGTGCATCTTGTATGTCTGTTGCTATCTTTTGTCTGCGTGTTCGTTCTTGCTCGTCTATTGTAAGATAGTGTGCGGAGGTTCCTTGACCACTAAAAGAAGGAGACTTAAATTTATGTGTAAGCTCGCTTCCTGTTACTAGCTTTGAAAGTGTGAGTGTTAAAATGAAAATAATAAACAGTAGAGAATAGTATATTGTCCACTTACTTACTGTCTTGTTGAGTATTCTCTCCTTTATGTTCTTTCTTCTCATTCTCTTGCATTTCAAGTACCGTGTTTACTTTTTCTTGTAAACGAATCATATCTTGGTCGAGTAACCGTAGTTGATCTATTAACCGTATTATGGTTAGTTTCATTTGCTCGACTGCGGGATCAACCTTTGTGAGTATTGTTTGGTAGACAAAGTATACGAAATATCCCATACCAACTGCCATCACAACTGGAAAACCAAAGTCCTGTATTGCCTTTGTTACCTCTTCCATTAGTCTCTTCTCGCGTCTATTGTTCCATCTTCCACAAAATTTTCTGCTCGAGCCAACCTTTGTAGGTCAGGGGCTAAGCCAAGTGCTGCGGACACACTTGTATCAATTCTTATAATATCGTTGTTCATTACTTTTCCTCGAGTAATCAACATTTCTGACATACCTTGTACTGTTTTAATATCAGCTACAAGGTTGTCCATAATTTGTTTTATAATTATGAAGATAAACACACCCATAATAAGTGCTCCTGCGATGGGAGCTCCTACATCTTTTATGAGTGTGAATACTTCTAGCATTTACTTAAATAGTACTCCAAGCATGAACATAGTCAAACCCATAAGTCCTAGCATAGTAAATTGAATTATTGACATAATAGCTACGAATCCTAGCTGCTTTTCTGCCAATCCACTTAAATCTTCTTGCCATTCTTCCATCTCCTCTTCTAAAGCCTCCTTTCTTTTTAACTCCATATTTATTTTTCTGCGTCAAGTAGTTTTTTCATTAAGTTTCCGTAGTTTCCTTGTCCAAAAGGAACTTCACCATCTATGTGTATATTATTTTGTGTCAAGGCTTTGATACTTCCCGCCTTCACTTTTTCGATTTCAGTCTGCGCTTTCATTTCATCCATGCGAATCTTATGCTGCATCATTAGCAGGTCAGCCAAATCTTTATTACTATAAATTTCTGTCTCTTCTGCTTCCTCTAACTTCTGGTCAATTAGTCTGTCCAGCGTTTCTGCAAGTTTAAAACGGTTGCGATAGCCTGAATCCATGTATACAGTATCAATGTACTTTTGTATCTCTCTTTTATTCAGTATCTCGACGACTTCATCTCTTGGGACGCCTAATTCTCTACTAACCGAGGATACATCTCCGTTCGCCAAATAGCTATTTGCTACTTCCAATCCTTCTGGACTCATTCGGGTTGTTATTTCTTTACTACTCATATGCGTATTATACAAAATTATCAACCGAATGTCAAGAACTATTTTTTGTTTGCTTAAACTTTTTATACTTCACAAACTTTTGACATAGGTAATCATATTAGTCATAAAAAATTTTTTAAATCGGACATAAGTTGCTGGTATAACTCTCAGTCTCTTTTCGAAAATTTTTAAAAATTTTTTGAAAGTGAAGAAAATTTGAGTGTGGGCGTGAAAGTCTGACCTGTATCCGCGATTTTGCTAAAAAGAGAAGCCTTTTGAATTATCCCAAAGTTTACGTGTGGGGGAGTCGGCCGTCGCTGATTAAAATTTAGTCAACTAACCGCCTATATCATATATGCGTATATATGTCAACAAATTTATTTTTATCTAGGGGGCATTTTTTTATTGACTCGGTGGCTTATTACTCTACTATAGATATCAGCGAGGAATATGAAACTGATATCTAGCAAAAATAAGGCTCATTAGCCGAGACTCGAAAGAGGGCTTAACAGAAAACAGGGAGGACTCGCAGACTAGATGAAAATTCTAAATCTGTCGGAACAACGACATAAAACAAAAACGAGACTTTAGGAAAAAAATTTTTAGAATTGGGCAGAGATGCCTAATAGGTGGGTTGATTAATTTTTGATCAACCTTTTTTAAATATATAAGACGAGGAAACAAAATGTCATATAGCAAAACAGAGGAGCAGACGTTGAGAGACAATGCCCCTATCACAAAAGAAAAAGCAGAACATTTGGCGAGCCAATTTGGAAAGCCATTGCGTTCTGTAATTTCTAAAGCGGTATCGCTTAAACTTTACGAGAAAGCCATTAGGCAGACTGTAAAGGTAACTCACAAAGTCGATCTGGTTCGAGATATCGAAAAAGCGTTGGCAATGCGAAAAGGCGAGCTGGAAGGGTTAGAGAATGGTCGAGGTACTGCGTTATCTCTACTGCTCATGAATATCCGATAGCGAATGACTGGGGAGCGATATTGCTCCCCACTCTTTCTTTGTCTTACTAATTAATTGAGGAAAAATTATGGTACGAACACCATTAAACGAAGATTTGGTTTATCTTTACATTATGGGTAGCTTATACAAAGGCGAGGATGCTGTTGTTAAGGTAGGCATAGGAAAAGATGCAACTAAGCGAGCATCGGAAGTTGGCGGAGAGGTTTTATTTAGAAGTCGATCCCCACAATTACGACCGATAACTTTATATATGGAGAAAATACTTCACCTACGCTTAAACTATTTATATGGTTATGCGAAGGTTCGGAAAAGGTCGGGTTCAAAAGAATGGTTTAACTGTTCTTTTGATGAAGCCATGACTGAATATAAAAAGGTTCGCCAATGGGTTCTATCCGAATCGCAATCACTCTCAGAGGTTAAAGCGTTTTATACTAGAATAAAACGAAACTATGGGAACAAGACTGCTATTAGGAGAAAAGAACAAGCCGAATCTAAGCCGAAAAAAGTTGCGAGCGATATCGAGGGCAAGCAATTAGAATTAGATTTAAAATAAATTTCCTCGATAAAAGGATTGATAGCCCTTTTAAAACTAGCTATCAATTTTGTATAATTAACTTTAGGAGCAAAAAATTATGAGCGAGATTGAATTGCAGAGAGAAAGATATCGCAGAAAAAAGCTAATGCAACTTAATAAAAGGCAAAGGAAAATAAATGCACTTATTGAGGATGTGATGGAAACTTCAAGACAATTAAAAAGAATCGGAGCAACTGAAACAAAGGAACAGAAAGCAAGACGCAAGCAGGTTCTTAAATCCTTGAAGAAAAAGCGATTAAAAATTAATCTTGAAATAAATCAATTAAATCCTGTATTTAAAGTTGGCGAGGAGGAAATTCACTAATGAATAGGTCGCCACTCCGAAGGGATAACTTGATTTTTATTTTTGATTTGGATGGTACTGTTATTGATTCGAGCCATCGGCAAGGCGAAAGTCTTGCCGACTGGTTTCGGATGAATACTAGAGAGAATATTTTAAAAGATGAACCTTTGCCACTAAGCGAAAAACTATTAGAACTTTATCGCAGAGGCTATCAGATTTTAATTTGTACTTCACGTTCATTAAGCAAAAATGATTATGATTATTTGCATGACATTTTAAATATTCCTTATGGGATAAAAATGATTGGCAGAAAAGAAGGCGAGCGTACTCCATCATTTACAATGAAGAAGAAAAAATTATCGTATCTTGAGAACTTTAAACACTCAAAGGACAAGATAAAAATTCTCATTGATGATGAAGAAAATAATTTGCTTTCATTCGAGGAACTAGGGGGGAACTGCTTAGGCATGACTCCCCAACACGCCAACGAATTTATTGATGTTGTGCTTATGGATAAATGAGGTCAAAGGGGAGCAACCTCTATTAATGCTCCCCATTTTTCTTAGGAGAAAAATATAATGTTAAATAAAATATTAATTATAACTATGACTGGAGGGATTTTAGGCTTTACTGCTCTTGCTTGCTTTCATGGTTCTATCATGTTGGGCAGAGATTGGATTGCGGTCGTGGATGTCGCTATTCTCTTTCTATCTGGAGTCATTGCTGGCTTATTACTCAACTCCCTTATAACTGAGGTCGTACAATGAACTGGCTAACTTCTCTCGGAACTTTCGAAACGATTATTTATATTCTAGCTTTTCATTTTATCTTTTTTGGTCTTGCATACATTTGCTTTAAACAAGAAGATAAAATTGTTATGGCAAGGAAAATTAATAAGGCAAAGAAAAAAATTAAAGCTGATTCAATCGGTCGTGCTAGTCGCTCAGACTTTGCAAAGCAAGAATGGGCAAATTTAGCAAGGCAAACAGATTTGCCACGATTTCGAAATGATCCTGTCTTTTCTGATAAAATTGTGAGGGATATCGAAAGGACGATAAAAAAACGAACCTCCTAAGGGGAATCCGCTCAGGTTTATTTAGTTGGGCGAACTGCAAGGGAACTTGGGCGGATTTCTTTTTCTAAAAATTGGATGAGCAATATCGCTCTAACTTAATACGCAACCAACAAAAATCCAATTTTATTGGGGCTGTTCAATTTTTGAACAGCCCCATTTTTTTGGGCAAAATTCCAAATGAGAATCATTCTCATTTGGAAAAAAATTTGAAAAAAAGACTTGACAATTTCGAAAAATTGTGCCTCGAAAAATTGACAGGCTTGACTTTGCGGTTTAAAATTACGAAGTAATTTTAAACCACGTCTGTTTAAGAAACCCAAAAGCCAAATGAGAATCATTCTCATTTGACCGCGCCGATTTTACCATGCCGAAATATATTTTGTCAACATTTTTCGAAAAAATAATTTCGAAATTTCTTGCATTGGTCTGCTAAAAATGAGAAGATAAGCACATGGAAATATTTAAAAGAAAAAAATATATATACACAGAATACGAAGATAAGCATATTGTGAATCTTGAGGAAGCCAACGTGCCTTATGAAATTCGAGAGGAAATTGCATTTCTTGAAATGCTGAAAAAAGGTTATCTCTCTATTTCGGTAATTGGCGAATTGCTTGTTGTATTCGGTTTGATTTGGGTATTTTTCATTAACTAAGAAAAATACTCTATAGCCATTTTTTGAAAAGACTGCGAGAAAGGGACGAGGCTGGGCGACGTTTTCTAAATGAGAATGATTCTCACTTGAGGTTACTGTATTACTACACTAACACACCAGCACAGCGTCAGAGGGGCGCAGGCACTGCGCCAAAGTGCGAAAGTGAAGTGTGAAAGCGAAGGCGCTCTGCGCCAAAGTGCGAAAGTGAAGTGCAAAAATGAAGTCTGCCGCGAAGCGGCGCCGATTATACCACAAATCTCTCAGAAAGTCAAGTAATTTTTGCACAAAAAAGGGAAGTTTTTTAAACTTCCCTAGTCTGTCCTAGGATACTGCGTCAAGCAGTGTCGCTAGGTCTTTGGCATTAGCATTAACTAAACTGTGTGCGTTGATACCTAAAGCCTTCTCGATGTCTTTGACTATCTGAGCTTTGAGAACTTTGGGCTGAGCCTTTGTTCTTTCTTCTTTGATATACTCAACTTGCATGTTGATTGCTTTGCTGATTACTGACCTTAAAGTTACGCCAAATTCTGATGCTAATTTCTCCGCCACTGCTTTATCGATAGGGGCAGCGTCCCTGATTTTTTGCTCTTGTATGCTAGTGTATGCCATTGTTGATTCTCCATTTTGATTTGGGACTATTCCCGAATCGATAAAAGAATTATAGGGGCAAAAAGGAAAAAAGTCAAGAAAAATTTTGCACTACTGCGGCAAATAATGTCGCAGGACCTGAGGCGCGCCGATTATACCACAGAAACCCAAAAAAGTCAAGAAAAATTTTGCGAAAAATAGAAAAAACTTATAATTAACGAGTCTCCGCTGATAAATTTGTATAGATTGGCGCAAATGGCTTTGCAAAGCCGTTTGCAGAAGGGCGCGCTCCGCGCCAAAGTGCAAAAACGAAGTGCAAAACTGATGCCGTGCCCACATAAGTGCGGATTATACCACAAAACGCTAGATAAGTCAAGATAAATTTGCTTAAATTGACATAAATTATCGTAAATTTCTGCGTAGCAGAACGATTACGCGTGCCGCCCCTCGGAGGTCGTTTGCGTGAGTAGTCCGACTAAAAGTTTTTAAAAGTATTTTGTGTAATGAAGTAAATTTTTGTTGACATTCGATGCCTTTGCTTTCATAATACTTATAAATCGAAATTAAGAAGCAATCAGGCTTTTTATTAACAAGGGAGTAACGACATGACAACAATAGATATAACAATGATGTGTTTACCAAACTTTCACTTGAACAAGTTAAGGTTTGACCAAACACCAGAAGGCAAAGCAGCCAGAAAAGAATTGCAAAGAAGAAAGCTAGTAGGCTTCTATATAGAGTGTGATGAAGAGAAAGCTGAGTTTGTAAAAGAGCAGGAAGAAGCTGCAAGAAGAAAAGCAATAGAAGAAGCTAGAAAACAGGAGTTAAGAGATGGCAGAACTAGGTAAAGGAATAACTTACAGCATAGATGACAAAGGTTTATTGTCTATCGAGATAGACACAAATCAAGACTTCGGAAGAAGTACAAGTGGTAAGTCAAACATCATAGCCTCGTCTTCAGGTAACAAACCTCTAGAAGTAAATGGCAAGACTATTTACTTAGGCTTGAACCTCTACGAGAAAGTATAATGACGACTACTCAGAAGATGAAAGTAAAGGATTGGGTGAAGAAGTATGATGTATTACTTGCCACCCTAACCTTTCTGATGATAACCACCACCCTGATAGTGCTAGAACATAAAGAAATTATTTAGAGGTAACAGAAAAATAATTCTTGACTTTTTAGGTAATTTCAATCATAATACATAGTATGAAATTCACAGACATAATTAATAAATTAAGGAGAAAACCAGAAGTGGCAACAACAACTAATTATACAGATGAACAAGTAGAACAAATGGTTAGCATATATAAAGCTGACCCAACAAGAGCAACAGTCGATGCTCTGGCAGAAAAGTTCGGTAAAAGTGCGAGAAGCATCATTGCCAAACTAAGTAGAGAAGGCGTATACGTCGCTCAACAAAGGCAGACCAAAGCAGGGAAACCTGTGGTCAGAAAGTCGGACTTAGTAGGAATGATACAACAGGAGTTAGGGGCTGAGTTTCCAACTCTAGTCAAGGCTTCCAAGACTGACTTAGAACTTTTATTCGCAGCAGTACAGTCGTAGCTACGGCTCTGTTACCTGCAGTCCCGTAAGCAGGTGAAACATGATGGGGGTTTCCTGACTACCGAAGGCAGGGGTGATTGACGCAAGGATACAACCAAAATATCATCTTGTAGTGTCTTTCCGATAGACGCTTGAATAAGTTCGGATAGTAGCTATTAGAGTAGCTGGTCATAATTTTCAGAGTGCTTTACAGACCTAAACAGAAACCACTCAGGATACTCGGGAAGTGCGAGTCAGATAGTGAATCAGACCAACAAGTAATGTGAGCATAGTATCCACCTGAGGCAAGGAACAGACTGTTATGGCGTTCCACGTCGAAATTGCGTAGAAGCGGGGGCAGTTCGACTAAATATTTCTTGACTTTCTATGTATTTGCAATCATAATACAATCTGAAAGTTTAATCAATTTAGCGTAAGAGGAGTGCAACAATGTCAGTATTATTTGAAAAAAGAACAAAGTACCTAATCAGAGGTACATCATATGGTTCGTCTAATCAAAGAAAGTATGGTATCAAGTTCAGAAGTATGGCTATGGTATCAAAAGAAGAACTGTTCAAGGCTTTGAACAATGACAGAACCAAGCCTAAGATGAAGGCAAAGATTAGAAATGAACTCGTGAAAAGAGGCATAAGGATAGTGAGAAAATGATGACTGAATATACAGACAAAGTAGAAAAACAAAAACTTATGCTTGAAGCAGAAGAGTGGGGTAAAGAATTAAAATACTACCACTTCAACAATGGAATAAGAACTATCGAGTATAACAATGGGTATAAATTAATTCACGATACCCTACAAGACAAGGTAAGGGTTGAACCCTACGAGGGTTCTAAGTCTTTACTCGATAGATTCTTAGCCGCAATAAAAGAGTCATGGAATTAGGAATAGCGTTAGTAATTATTCTAATTCTGTGGATTATGTTTAACAATACAAATGGGAGATACTAATATGACAAAACTAGAACTACAACAAGTATTACTCAACGAGATAGTTGAGAAAGATTTTGGACGTGTAGCTGTAATACTAGAAGGTAGAGACACAGCAGGTAAGTCGGGAACTATTCGTGAGTTGACGCACTATCTACCAACAAATAAGTACTCCGTTTCGTTAAGCAACAAACCAAGTGCTTGGGCTATGAAACATTGGCTTAAGTCTTGGAAAAAGAAGTTGCCTAGCAATAATCAAATCGTATTCTTTGACAGAAGTTGGTATTCAAGAGCAATGGTTCAGCATCTAAATGGCTGGTGCTCTGAGAAACAATACACCAAGTTTATGAAAGAAGTAAACGAGTGGGAAAACAAACAGAGAGATGTAACATTCATCAAGCTATGGCTTTCAATCTCTGAGGAAGAACAGGGTGCAAGACTTGCTAACAGACAAGTATGCCCTTTGAAGAAGTGGAAGTTCTCCCCAAATGATGCGATTGCGTTATCAAAGTATGACCAGATGACTATTCTAAAAGAACGAGTCCTTACACAATGTGGCGAGTGGCATACAATAGATTACAATAATAAAGTTGCTGGGCGACTATCTTTAATAACTAAAGTAGTAGATATACTAAGGAGAGAACATGAAGGTATATGACGTTGAGATAGAGCAAGACTTTACACGAACCAAAACATTAAGAATTATAGCATCAGATGAGAATGATTTGATTCTCAAATTAGAAGAAAAGACTGAGGGTGATGCAAAAAGAATTGGAGCAAGAGATGAGTGGCAGGTAAGTATAGTAGCTATTCATGACGAATTAGAGCTACCTGATGCAAAAAAGTATTAACAGTCGATGCACCCTCGAAGAAAAGGTGGGACAATAGTCCTGCCTTTTTTTATACCTGACAGAAAAATAGTTCTTGACTTTAAAGTTTAACTTTGATATAATAGACATACTGAAAAATCAGTTAGGAATTTTAGGAGAAAATTATAGATACATTAGAAGATGGTAAGGAGTTATACTCCACATTAATAGAAGAACAACAAATGAACCCCTCGCAAGCAGTTGATGTTCTAACTAAGTTTTTAAAAATGAGCGAGGAACAAGCATGGACAGTTGCAAAACGATACCATGCAAGGAAAAGGATAATCAATGACGAAACTAAAAGTAGTACCAAAGAGCAATGTGATTCAGTTTCCAACTCCAATGAGGAGAGAAGAAGTAGAGTTGCTGGCTTGTGAAAAAGAAATACATCTAGTCAAGACTCGTATAAAAGAATTGACACATGAGTTGAAATTCTCATCAGAATACATGAAAGAATTACTAGATGAGCA